CTCGAACATGACTAACTCTTTGGGGTCACCCCATATAGACATCCCCGCCAGTATAGCAGTCGTCTTACCTACACCAGAATCTTTGCTGTACACGTGCATAGCCGCGCAGCTAATGGCGGATAACTTCATTAAAGCCGAGCCGAATCCTGTGCCGACCATGTATTGATGCAGCTCAAATCCGTCCCGATTGTAGAAATTAATCGTTTCTTTCCATGCCTCGAACGTACCCTTCGGCTCAAACGAAGCGAACAAACCTCCAGTCTGCGAAGACGGCGGGTTAAACTCTATCTTGTCTGCTAATATCTCTTGGTTACCTAATACAAACGCGCTCATAGTATCATCAGTCCAGCCAAACTGCTTGCGCGCTTCATTTGCAGCGACCGACGAGTGTAATTCTTTTATCCAGTCCATTGTATACCCCATCAGTGGTTCTACTTTTACTACGGCTACACCTACTCGGTTAAGGGCTTTCCTAAACTCGTCCCTAGATGTGACAATCCCCATAGGCACCGTAAATTCTTTTACCCCGTCATGTGGCATATGTAGGCGCATCACTACTGCCTCGCCAGTTTCGGGGTCGTTTATCCGGCGGACCACATATAAATCGTGGTGGTACACCAAAACCTCTTCTACTTCCCCTTCGGGCTGCGTTATACGCGTGTAAACCCCACCGTTAGCCCCTCTAAAGTATGGGTATGGGTACTTAGGAATGACGTAAGTACTAGTTGGGTTATTAGGGAGAGATAGTGCCGGAGCCTCCACTACTATGTTATCTTCTTCTGAAGCCTCCCGAATCTTTCCCCCTAGTACGATAGGAGACTTTATCTTCCCCCAATGTGGGCATGACGTGCACACCTCCGGCGCGTACTCATCGAAGGTAGCACACCGGTACGGACCTTTAATAAAGTCCATCTTCTTAGCTGTTTCGTACTGGTTATAGTCGGGGTGGTTACGAGATATAGCACGTGCAGCTTTATCTCCGTCTTCGCAGAACTTTGCGATAGACAAGCCCGCCCTCCACAAAGGCTCAGGCACTTCAGCTTGGTTGCGTATGAGGTTGCCTAGTTGAGCGCACCCTGCGCCGCGTAAGGTCTTATCTAGAATGTCTTTGAACACGCTAGTCTTGTTCCCCATAAGGGCGTCCATAACAGCGCTAGCCCCGCTAGGTATATATTTGCTAGGTGGGGGCGCGATGTCTATGCCTAAGCACCCAGAGAACCTCTCTAAACTAATAGGCTTAATCGCCCCTACGTCGCCGAAATAGCCTACGCTATGGGGCGGGTCTCCTTTGTGGTTATGAGTACCCGGTATACGAAGCACCCGTGCGGCGTCAGAAGTTACTGCGGGGTCTGCAAACAAGTTATGCTGTGCGCATAAACGCTTGAGTCTTTCTGCTATAGGTACCCAATCGTCTTTACCGACTGCCTCGTCTAACAGCCAGTACGCATGTACCCCTCGACCTGAGTTTACTATTAGTGGTTTCGGTAACTTGGTCACCGTGCAGAACTGTCTCAGCGCTGAAAGCGCAGTGTTTTGGTCGGGGTAGTCCTTTGTTACGCCACAATCTAGGTCGAGAAAGAAAGACTTTAGTTGTTTAGCGTTGTCTACCTTACGAGAGTTATCCTCTTCAAAAGTAGATAGGGCGAAGTAAGCGTCATACCCGTCAGCGTCGAGGGTATGCGCGGCATCTAAAACAGCGCTTATCGAGGTGTAGAATTTTTGTACGCGTTTACTGTCTGAAGACCTAGACGCAAACATGCAGTAGTACCCGTCTCCCGATAGCACCTTTTCTAAAAATGTTTCTGTTTTCATTATTACCTCCCGAGAATAGCCGCGACCACCTAAGTGATCGCGGCATGGTGCTATAGTATGTTAGTCATCATCCCAAGCATCTACTATAGCATTTAAGTCGGGATCAGCATCTTTAGAGCCGCTATCTGATTTCTTAGCGACTTTAGTCGGCTCTTCTGTAGGTTCTTCTGCTTTAACCTCTTTCTTAGCTTCTTTCGGTTTAGCTGCTGGCGCTGGTTTCTCTAAGGCGGCAGGAGCACTGACATCTTCTTTTGGTTTAGCCACAGACATTGTAAGCACCCGAGCGGTATCTGGGTCATCTAGTAATACTGCCGCTTCTTTTAACTCTTCCTCAGAAAGAGGCCGTAGTGGTTTAAAGAATAGTTTAGGGCCATCGCTATCTTCGTCGAAATACATCTCGGTTACAACAGCAATGGGGGGTGTATTGTGCGCGTTCAAGAAACGAGCGTAGGCTTGCATAGGCATCTTACCATCTTTCCCGTCCCCAAACACGCTAGTCGCTGGGAGTTGTAGCTGGTAAATTTTATCTAGGCTGTTCTCTAAAGCCACCGCAACTCGTTGTGAATAACGACAAGCGCGGCTCTCTCCTTGCCCAGAACCTTTCACGTTCATAGGGCAGTCCATGCACCGTGCAGCCATGCGCTGATCTTCCGGCACATCAGGAGAAGGTGTTTGTGTGTCTGCGGACCAGCAGTGGGGAGTAGCAGGTTTATCTGGATCATACACGGCGTCATAGTAAGTACGAGAAATCTTAGCCGCGTTAATGATTACGATATTCATGCTGTCAGATTTGCTAACAGAAATCTGTTCGCTGCCTACAATCTCCCTAAACCTACGACCGCGGATACTAATGCGGCGCATACCGCCACCAGAACCACCAAGTAGGTTATTAGTTGTAGACTGCAACGACTTGAATAAATCGCTGTTAGCTAGTGCGTTACCTTCAAAAAGGGTAAGGTCAGACATGTTTAGTTCTCCTATAAGTCTTCATCTTCGTTTACATCAAAAGCAATTACCGATGGTTCGTCGGGCATTGCCAGCTCTTCGGCTACAACCGTAACTTCTACGGGCGTAGGTTCTACCGGCGTTCGCAGTGCAGAAACAACATCTGCTATACTAAACCGGTATGTATTCCCCACTTTAATAAATGTACTCGGTGGGATTTTACCCCTACGTACCCACCCCCGAATTGTTGAGGGCGATACGGAGAGATGTTTAGCGATATCTTCGATAGGCACGTATGGGTCGCTCATAACTATTTTCTCCTAACTGATACAGTGTATTCAGATTCTACGTTTAACCCCGGCGGTAGAACCTCGGGGTACTCTTCTAAGAACTGCTTAACAGCAGTCTGGTTTAGTCGCTTCTCCAAGAACTCAGGGGCTGCATGTTCAAGAATAAAGTTGTGCATAGACTCCCAGTCACTGGTCCAGTAGCGGCGCTTTAAACTGCGGTAAAACATCCCTTCAGAAGTTCTAACGCTATCCACACCATGAGCTTTGCAGTGAGCAAGTAGGCTAGCTTTTACTTTATCTTGCTGCTCCCTAAGAGCTTCGTCTTCTTCCTTAAACTTTGCAGTTAAATCCGCACGTTTGTCGCGTATTTTTATGTACACTTTAGTTAACGTGCTTAGGTCTTGTTCGTCGTCCATTAGTAAAACCTCCTGTTTTAGTACAAGAAGTGGATTATAGTGGGCTATTCTTATCTAGTCAAGCAATTCTTTGTATAAGTCTATCATTTTTGTGTGTACGTCTATTCTGTTGTCAAGAAGCCTGTAAACGTGTTGCTCTACAGGTGACCCTTGTAGTTGGACTACCGTACACTTGTTCTTCTGCCCCGACCTGTGGATTCGGGCGTTGGCTTGAGCGTAAGTCTCCAGTGAGCTAGTAGGTGCCCACCAAACCACCGTGTTTGCAGCGGTTAATGTAACCCCATGAGAGGCAGCGGCGGGCTGGATAACCAACACTTTAGGGCTATCTTGTTCTTGGAACGCTTTAAATATCGCTGTTCGTTTGTGTACCGGTACGTCACCTTGGATTACCTCGTTAGAAACCCCGTCTGCCGTCAGCTTCTCCGATAGGATACCTATGGTGTGTTTAAACGGTACGAACAATAACACCTTAGAACTGGTTTCTTGTATAGCCTCCATAAGCACTTTGTATCGGTGCTTAATATCAAACTCTAGTGCCTCTCCGTTGTCGGTGTAGACTGCACCAGCAGATATTTGTAGGAGTTTGTTCATGTTTACAGCAGCGTTTACTGCGGTAACTTCTTCCCCAGCAGCTTGCATAACCATACGTGTCTTAAGTTCTTTGTAGTACTTCTTTTGCTGCGGAGTAAGCTCTACGTTACGCTTAGTGTAGACCATCTCTGGCAGGTCTAGGCACTCGTCTTTTGTAAACCGTATAGCAGGTTGTAGTACACGGTACACCGTGTCGGTTGCGTTATCCCTAACCTCCCACTTAAACCTACTAATTTTGTACATAACTTGGTCTCGGAAAGAGCCAAAGAACTTAGGGACGGCGGTAGGATTTATTAGTTTGGCTATACCGTACGCATCCAAAGGGCTTTGGGCAGCAGGAGTACCCGTCATCATCCACAGCCATGTGTCGTCTTTAAGTAATTTACGGAGAGATTTCCAACGCCGTGTCTGTACGTTCTTATAGTGCGTA